AAGTATGTTGGTTTTCAACAGGAATTAGTAGTTTTGTAGCGTGTTATTTAGCAAAGGATGTAGATGAGATTATTTATACTCATGTACCGGACCAGCATCCTGATTCTTTGAGATTCTTACACGATTGCGAGAAGTTACTCGGAAGAGAAATAAAGATTATCCAGTCTGAAGAATACAAAGGTGTTGACGATGTGATTGAAAGAACAAGATGTATCAATACTCCGTTCGGTGCTCCGTGTACTGATAAGCTCAAGAAAAGAGTGCGGATGAAATGGGAAAGAGAAAACCCTGACCACCACACTTATGTATGGGGATACGATGTTGACGAACAGAATAGAGCTGACAGAATTTGCAAGGCATTAAGTGACTATGATCACGAGTTCCCATTGATTGAACATAGACTCACAAAAGAAGAAGCTCACGGTGTCGCAAAGAAGTTAGGACTTAAAAGACCTATCATGTATGACATGGGTTATCCGAATAATAACCGTATTGGATGCGTCAAAGGTGGAATGGGATACTGGAATAAAATTCGAGTAGATTTCCCGGATGTTTTTGAGCACAGAGCAAGGCAAGAACGTGAGATTGGTCACAGCTGTATCAAAGGCGTATTCCTAGATGAATTAGAACCAAACAGAGGAAATATCAATAGTGAAGTCATGGAAGACTGCACAATAGCGTGTCAGCTTCTGACTTGGAATAAATAACAGCACCTTGACAATTGAATATTGATGGTTGGAGTGGTATAATTTCCGTATTGAACATATCAAAAAGGAGAAATCATGGATAGATTGGTTGAGTTTTTAACAACAAAAGTTGGTTATGTGTTGACAGTTATATTAGGATTTATTGTGCCAGGAAATGTTTTGATTTTTGTCTGGAATAGGAATATGTATTTGGAGATTGATATTATAAAATTATTGATTTTATCATTTTCTATTTCATTTGTCGCATTGATTCCCAATTTGATAGCTGTTATTGCTATGAATTTTATTAATGGTGTAAATAAAAGCTCAAATAACAAAGAAGAAACAAAATTCAATATATTATATAACATTGGATTCTCAGTTGGACTTGTTGTAATTGAAATGATTTTTGTTATATTCATGGCAATATGTACGGAGAATTTTCAACTTAAGACTTATATTATGTATACAGGGCTAGCAATAACGGGAATAATAATTATATACAGCGCTGTTATATTACTAAAACAGTTAATAAAGAAAATAAGAAAATAAAATGTTTACCAACCATCAATATTCGGTGGTTGGTATTTTTTTACGCTTTTTTAAGGAGAAGAGGTGAAAAATTGAAGAAAATATTATGCTTAATTCTAATTTGCATTTCCTTAGTTGGTTGCTCCAAAGATGTTTCAGACAAGAGCAGTGAGCCACAAGATGAAATCACATATACCTACGAAGATGTGGACGCAACTATCACTTACATAGATATGCAGAAATGGTTCGCTATTTGCCCGCGATGGGAGTGGGAAATAAAAGTTGAATATGATGGCATGACCTATGAAGAAGGCGATTATGCGAGCGGTGGAATGAATGGCCCGAGTTTTGCAGATAGTCAAGAGGGGGATTCGATAAGAGTTGAAATAACCAATAAATACGTAAATGGTGAATTGGTAGACAGGTATATATCAGAGATTGAATAAGGAGAAAGGAACGAATTATAATGGCAAAATTTAATATTGAGGTAGAACTTGATTGGGTAGACGAGGAATCCGGATACACAATTGATGAAGAAATTAAAGAACAGGTTGTAAGAGGTGTTAAGGATGCACTTCTTAGAAAAGCAACAGATGAAGCAGTACAGAGAGTGGATAAGGCTATTGCAGATAAGATTCTTGAAGCAGAAGAAACAATTCAAGACACTGTAGACAAATTTGTTAAGAGTGTATCGGAAGAAAAGATTGCAGAGATTGCGATTCCTGTAAAAGAAGATTCTTGGAGTAGCAAAGTAGCATATATACCGTTGTCTGAATATGTAGGAAAGCGGTTTGGATTGTTTCTTACAGAGAAGAGATACGATAGAGACGGGCGCACTGCAAGTTATTCCAGTGACAAAAACCTATCTGCTGCCGATCTCATTACGAGAAAATATTTGGAAAAAGAACTTGGTACAAAAGTAGAAAATATGATTGCTACTGCAAAAAGAGAAGTAGAAGAAAGTCTTGTGAAGTCACTGGAACAGAAGTTGAAAGAGAATCTTGCAAAAGAAACGATCGAGAGAATGAATATCCCTGATGTTTTGAAGAGGTTTAGTGAGATGGCGCTTGAAGATAAAACGGAATAGATGGACGAAGAAAGAAGATGGGATGTAAACGGTTATGTATCGTAGACATAGGCAACCGGAAATGCTGTATGGAATGCGAGAGGCACGAAGAATGCAATATTCTGTGTGATGATTTAGACCAATATGAATACATGGAAGAATGCCCGGATTATGTAAAGGAGAATGAAGATGAAAATTGTAAAAGGTAAAGAACAGGAATATAAAGACTGGTATGAAAAAAACAGTGATCCATACGGTAGAGCGTGTTTTACATATGCTGAAAGATGGGCAGGAATGATGGAAGAGAAGATAGAAGCATCAGAAGATGATGAAATGAAAGTTATTGTTGATAATGCAACTCAGCTGAGCTATGAAGCGGATGAAGAGGGAATCACAGGATTTATGTACGGAATAGCTGTCAGTATTCTTTCTCAATGTTGGGAATACGGAGAATGTCTAAGAAAATGGCACAACAAAGAATATGGATATGACGGTGACGGTGTTGTAAATCCAGCAGTTATAACTGTTGGTTGAAAGGGAAAGAAAAGATGAATGGTAAAGACTTTATAAGAGCGCTTGAAGAAGCCAGGATAAAAATAGAGTTGTCAAATAAACACATTTTGTTTATGCATCCTGAAGATATCGCAATACTTGATTTGGACAAGGTGAGCAGCAATTTGTATCTTGTTGAAGAAAGAAGATTGGAACATGGGAAAGTAATAGCGATTACAGATGAAAAATTGAAAAGAACTGTATGGGATGCAATCAAAAACAATAAAGTGAAGTATCACAGAGGAAGAAGAAAATGAAAAAAGAATCACTAATTCATAAAATCTTGAGGAAACTCAGATTCATCAGAGACATTGAAGACGATAGGGAAATGAAAATGGAGATGTGCGAAAGAGCAATAAAGGCAAACGTATGTCCTGAGGATTGCGACATTTGTGCATGGGATACGAAAGGTGGAGTTATCATTAGTCAGAGCGGATTAGTGGATGTGCCTTATGAATTAATTGCAATTTCCCCGTATTCAAGGAATATGGCAACGATCGTTGGAACGTTTCCAGGGAATGACATTGGCAAAGGAGATAGAGTTTATATTTTAGCTAAATATTCCACCGAAGATAAAGCAATTAAGGCTATGGAGATGTGCAGAGAACAGTATGCGCAGAGTGAACTTAACAAAGATATGATTCAGAAGGTGGCTGACACTTTGTCGAAAATATCCGTTTCTGTTATCGATGATGCTAGAAAACAACTTGCCAAAAAGTATTTATTCCAGTTTCCATCAGATGATGAAATTTGAAAGGTTGGGAAGAAATGAAAAAGCCAGAGGAAAAGAAAGCGATCATCAAAAAGATGATGAAAGAGGGAAAGACATATAAGCAGATTTCGGAAGAGACTGGAATCCATCCTGGAACTGTCGGAATATACGGTGGGAAGCTTAAGAAAGCTGAGAGGGAAAAGAAATGAAACTAAAACCAGTAGTAAAGGCAAGTGAGTTTGTGAGATTCGGATTCAAGCCTTGCCGAGGACTTCCGAAAAGCGCAGAGAGTTACTATCTCTGCGTGAAGAACGGACACAGAGTGATGTTTGTGGACAGTAAGCATTTTACTGAAACTGAATGGCCGATAAAGGATGCACGAATCCACAAGAACGCAAATTGCAGATACAGTGACAAGCGGACAGCAACCGAGATTGAGTGTGAATTGGTTGTGAATGGCTTGCTGGAAGAGGTGAGGGAATGAAAGAGAGATTAACAACCTACCACTGCGGTAAAGCAGTGATTAAGGACAAGAATAAGCTGTCAGAAGCGATGGAGAAGTTAGCGGAGTTTGAGGAAAAAGAAAAATGTGGAGAATGGCTTGATGCTATCGAACTTGCGAAAATTGCTATTGCGCTACAAAGTCAGAAGTGGATTCCAGTGAGTGAGAGACTTCCGAAGAAGCCAAAGGTCGATTCTTTTGATGGTTACATTGTACAGAGCAGACGTGTTGTACAGCCGTTTAGTGCCTACTGGGATGGGAGAAAGTGGACAGACGATGATGATAATGTAGTGGACGGAGTAATAGCATGGATGCCACTGCCTAAGAGGTACAAAGGAGAATGATATGAGCAGACTAATTGATGCGGATGCAGAAATCGCAAGAATTGAAGAAGAGATAATGAAATTGACAAAAGCAATAGTGAGATTGCAAGCGAGAAAATTTGAAGAAAGCACACTATATGATATAGATGCAAAAATTCAAGAATTACAAAATAACAGAACTGACTGTAGAGTTGAAATCCAAACATTAAGGAATTACAAAACAGCGTTTGATGTGAAAAAGGTCATTGAACAACTAAATAAAGAGTTAGAACTTGCTGATGAAGAAAAGCGCAGGTGTACAATAGAAAATATGCTGCAATTTGATGAAGCAAAAGGTTATGCGAGAGGAATGGCGTGTGCCATTGAAATTGTTAAGCGAGGTGGAAGAGATGAAGATTATTGGAAATAAAGAAAGTGTTAATCAAATATCATTAACACATAAAGGTATAAATGCTAGATTTAATTGTTTTATGAAACCATTTCCCTACTGTAATGATATTGACACATCTAATCCTGAAATAATCGAGATAATATTTAAGGATTCTTACGAAATAGACAACCTAATAGATGTATTAGAAAAATTTAAAAAAGAATGTTTTGAACATTTGGGAGAGTGGAGATGATACTATGAAGAATAAAGAGAAGCATTTAAAAGAGATTGTGGAAATTGCTTGCGACGGTAATTGTATTGCTGTTGACAAGAATTCAGGCAAGGTTAAACCATGTTGCTATTCTTCGTGCAGTAATTGTTTATTTGATGATAGTCATTATCGCGATATTGATTGCGATAGGACAAGAAGAAAATGGGCAGAATCAGAGTACATCGAAAAGCCAGTGATTTCCAAAAAAGATAAAGTTTTTTTGGAGTATGTTAAAGAAGAATATAAGTGTATCGCAAGAGATAAGAACGGTGAGTTGTTTTTATACCGATTAACGCCGTATAAAGAAGAAGGCGTTCTGAATTGGATAGGGCGTAATTGTTCTTGTTTGCATCTAAAATACAATGTAGATTTCCCAATGGTCAAATGGGAAGACTCCGAGCCGTGGCTTATCGAGGATCTGAAAAAGTTGGAGGTGGTTGACAGTTATGAATAGAGAAATACTTTTCAGAGCGAAACATATTCATGCAATTCCAGGTAATGAGCATCTCAACGGAATATGGGTGCATGGCTATCTTAGTGACGAGAATTATATCTATGATAAAAGCCTTGAGGGTGAATTTCTGATTGATGAAAATACGATTTGCCAGTATACAGAATTAACAAATGAATTAGGCGAGGAATTTTGGGAAAACGATATTGTGCAATGCGGACACTATTACGGAGTGATTAAGTATGAAGAAGGTGCATTTATAATTAAGTGGAATACGAAAGGTTCAGAACTTCTCAGACACGATTTAGCATACTGGGCATATTTGAGAAATGTTCGTGTTGTCGGCAACATATTTGACAATCCTGAACTGCTAGAAGAGGAGAATATGCATGGAACAGATTAAGCTAGGCTTGAGAATCGCAAGCATTGTGGTTGGGATAATCGGTTATAGTGCAATATGGATGTGGCTGATTAATAATCGACGGAACGAAAAAAGTGAACTTGCGTGGGTATTATGGAAATGCTTTCATGCAATTGTGATTGCGCTTGCGTTTCTTTGGGCTTGGGTATAGGAGGATAAGAATGTTAGATGAAAAATGTTGTGGAACGTGCAAATACCACCATCATGAGGATATAAACGATGGTTGGTTGTGTGTTAATGACCGAAGTGAATATTGTGTAGAATGGACAGAATACAGTGATAGTTGTGAAGAATGGGAAGGAAGAGAATAATGAAAGCAAATGAATATTAGAAATTAGCAATGAGAACGTGTAGCATCCCTTACGAGGACCCCATAGGAATGTTAAATCATGCGGTATTCGGACTTGCATCTGAAGCCGGAGAAGTAGCAGGACTATTACAAAAAATCTATCAAGGACATGAATTTGACAGAGACCACATGAAGAAAGAACTTGGTGATTGTCTGTGGATGATTGCAGAAGCGTGTGAAGCACTTGGACTTGATATGGAAGATGTGATGCGGACAAACATTGACAAGCTGAAAGCAAGGTATCCGGAAGGTTTTAGTGCTGACAGATCATTACATAGAGCGGAGGGTGATGTATAGATGGAAGATGCGATCAGAATCATTGAAGGATTGGATACATCCAATAGTGAAGAGAACATCGAAGCAAAGAAAATGGCAGTAGCTGCTATGAAGAAGCAGATTCCGAAAAAAGTGATTAAAAAAGAATATGAAGGCGAAGAAATAACAGGATATTTGTGTCCTACATGCCAAGAAGTGCTACTGCATCAGTGGGATGATGGATTCATAATCGGAAACAAGAAATCATATTGTGATAAATGCGGTCAGAGATTGGATTGGAGTGATGAACAGTGAAAAGAAGTACAGAAACAAGAAGAAGTCAGGTGGAGATTAAAGCAAATCTGCAAAAGCATTATGGTGGAATGGCAGAAAGACCGGTAGACAAGAAAGCAAGCGAAGAGTTTAACCGTCCGGCATATCAGGCAAGGAAGCTGATAAGGACACAAGGTGATTATTTGCAAGAAGATCCGAATGAATGACTGATGAGAATTAGGATAGATATAAAAGCGTGCGTGGAAGGTGGATATCATTGAGCGTAAGAGAAACTTATCTGAGTGATTACGGAATCACTCATGAGCAAGGGAAGAAGATAATTGACTACTGCCGGAAAGCTACTGGATATGAGCAAGTGCTTCTTCTCCAAAGCTGTCAGAATGTAAAGCCGGAGATAGCAAATTTCCTCTTCATTAATCTGACAACAGGACTTGGATACGATAATATCTGCAAAAGGGAATACATTCCGATGCAGAGAAAGGATTTCCAGGGATACAGACGAAAGGTGATTGAAGAGTACAACAGATTAATGACATTACTTGGAAGACCGATAATTTAGTGGCATACAGTACAAAAAGCGGATGGTGGAAATCATTCGCTTTTATTTTATCAAAAACACTGAAAACAGTGTTGACAATACACCGAAAATGGTGTATTATATAGTTGTAACAAAGAAGAGCACATGAAAAGGAGAACGACCATGACAGTAGAGGAGATCAGAAATTTAATCAGTGAAGCAGAATATGATTACATTGGAATCAGAGCGGATAGCAGAGATTATCAGATTGGTGAAGTGATGGATAACTCGCATCAGCTCTTCCAGGATCCTCAGTACGTAGACTTTGAATGTACAGAGTTGTTATATCCATACATTTCAGAAGGAACTTATGCTGGATTCTACGACGGTGGAGAACTTGATGGCACATGTGCGCTTGAAGTGTCTGAGAGCAATATCGAAGAAATGCTTGAAAGAGTAATGTCATATGGAAACAAATATTATTTGATCGGTGGAAACTCAATGGAATACGGAAATGACGATGACGAGATTATTATTAATGACGCAGAAGTGATTGCAAGAATATAGAGGAGAAAAATAATGAATGGAAATATATGGAAAGAAGTTCTGAAGCAACATGAAATGCTAGGTATTGAAAATATAATTCCTGTATCTCATATAAGAATAAGACCAGATATAGGAATATTGTTAGATGACAATGGTAATTTTGTAGGTGCGACTATAATCAAAAACGAAAGATGTTCAATTCCATGCACCATAGACTCAGAAAGCAGAACCAATGGAATATCGCCACATCCAATACATGATAATATGAGTTATATTTGCGGAGATTATCCAAATTATGAAAAACGACACGAAGCATATATGAAACAATTACAAAGTTATACAGGAAGCGTAGATGATAATCTTGCAAAGAGCGTATATAGATACTTGGAAAGGAAAACAATCCGGCTCGATATTAAAAATTTGACAAGGCAAATAGAAAACATACAAGAAGAAAAGGTGATGGTTGTATTTGCAACATTAAGCCATCGAGACACGATAAGCAAAAAATGGACAGAATACTATACATCTACGCTTGATAAAAATGGTATATGTGGAATAACAGGAGAAAATGATCATATCCCAGATAAATACCCAAAAGGAATAAGAAATCCGTCTGATCAAACAAAATTATTTATTGGTAATCCACGAAAAATGGATTCAATGCCTACGACTGTGCCTGGTTATATAGCGTCTCAAAAAATTATACATACGCTGCAATTTATGATATATGAGGGGAATTCATGGGCGTATCAAATACTAAAAGACAATATAGATATAATCCCGGAAACATGGAAGGAATGGATAGAAGAATATCAAATCAAAAATGGAATACAAAAAAAGGAGGACGGAAAGAAAAATGAATAGAACAGAAAAGGCTTGTATTAAATGTGGCAAGTCCTTTTATGGAGGTCCTGATAAATTTTATTGCAATGATTGTGCAAAAGCTATAAAAAGTAATGTTATGCGTACAAGGACGTGTAAATTGTGCGGAGTTGAATTTCTTGGTGGTCCGCGTGCGACCTATTGCCCAGAATGTCGCAAAATTCGGCAAAAAGAAGCAAACGCAAGAGCAAGGAAAAGAGGCGGAGCTGCTCGGCCAATTGGAAGCGTGGATAAATGCGAATGGTGCGGATCTGAATATATTGTTAATTCCGGAAGGCAAAAATATTGCTCGGATGAGTGTCAAAGAGAGGCGGTACTAGAGTGGCAACGGAAACACAAAGAAGGATATAACAAGATATCTGGGCAAGACATTAAAAAAGCGCAACGCCGAAAAGAGAAAAAGAAAATCTGTGTATATTGCGGACGTGTATTCTCTAGTTCCACACCAACTAATTTGTGCTCTGAATATTGTCGAAAGAAAAATAGGCAGATCAAAGAATATCAAGCAAAAATAAAACGTGGAAAGAATGTAAATATAGGCAAGTTACTGAACGAGCAGAAAGAATACCAATCAAAAGTTGAAACTAATGAAATAGAAAAAACAATATAAAATTCAAATCTGCTACCAATTAAAAAACAGATCAGAAAGAATAGAAAGTTATTTGGGTGATTAAAATGGGAAAAATGACATATAAAATTGATGTGCTAGACATGCTAAAAAAAGAAGGGTACACGCAAACCACATTAAGAAAAGAAAAGCTAATCGGTCAAGATGCAATACAGAAAATGAGAAAAGGAGACATGATAGGGATTAACGTATTGACAACGGTATGTGAATTACTAGATATGCAACCAGGGGACATTATAGAATACACTAAATAATACAAATATGGGTACAACGGAAAATTCCTCATAAGCTACAATAGTTATAAAGACTATGTAGAATGTGAGGATTTTTCTATGTATAGAAGTACACAGAACTACGAAAATCAACAGAAGATGCTATTTGATGGTGTTGGCGAATATGGAATACCACAGATAGAACCTACATCATACAATCCGTGTGAATTTATATCATTCAACTATGCAAAAAGCTGTAAGGATAGAGCGGATCATGGAATCCATTTCTTTATTGATGATTACCAGTTCACAAGATTATGGACACAGCCTGACACCTACATCAACATGTTACAGGACTTCAAGTGTGTAATGAGTCCTGACTTTAGCACGTATACAGATTTCCCTAAAACATTACAGTTATATAACCATTTTAGAAAGCACTGGATTGGTGCTTATATGCAGATGAACGGGATTGATGTGATACCTACAATCAGTTGGAGTGATAAGGAATCATTCTCCTGGAGTTTTGATGGTGAACCGGTTGGCGGAGCTGTTGCAGTATCCAGCGTTGGTGTAATGAACAGCAAAGAGAGAAAGAAACTGTTTCTTGAGGGATACAATGAAATGATGTCAAGGCTTCAGCCGGAAACAATCATCTTTTACGGAATGATACCGGATGAGTGCCAGGGCAACATAGTAAAGATTAAATCGTTTGGAGAATCACTGACGGAAAGGAAGAAAAATGGGCGGTAGAGGTAGTTCCAGTGGAATGAGTGATAAACCATATGGAACAGAATATGAAACACTTTATCAGTCAGGAAACATTAAATTTGTCAGATATAAAAACGGAGCAGCAACAACACCAGCAGAGACAATGACAAATGGCCGTGTATATGTTACTGTCAATGCTCGGGACAAAATTAAAAGCATAACTTATTACGATAAACATAATAAGCATTTTAAACAAATTGATATCGGACATGAACATAAAGTTAATGGCGAAAAGAAAGATCCACATACTCACAAAGGATATATGCATGATGAAAAAGGAACATATGATGTGAGCCCAAAGGAAAGAAAAATGATTGATAGAGTAAAAAAGGCGNGTAGTTTAGGAAGGAGAACACGTAGAAATACGAGGCTCCGGTGGTCAATCCGGACACCTGTTGAGGGAATCCTAGAAATGGGGTTCCCTTTTTGCCTAGAAAACAGATTATTATTTTTACGTAATTAAATAAAAGATATTAAGGCAGTCCTAATGGGCTGTCTTTTTCATGTACAAAAATTCATAAATATGGGTACAACGAAAAAATTTCATTCAGTTACAATGGTATAAGAGACATTGTATCATGCATGGAATCTTTTATTTTGGAGGGACAGAAAGGTGAATCTCAATGGAATATCCAAGAAGCTACAAAGAGCAATCTTGCAGACAGGCTTGATTATAAAGTACAGTCAGAGACAATTCTATTCAGCTGAACAGAACAGACTCATTAACATCTATATATTATCTACTCCGGCACTAGGAAGAGACAGGCATGGAGAGTGGAAAGAGAAAGATCTAGAACTGATCAGAACAACATCACAGCTTGAAATAGTGAATTGTCTGAAAGATATATGGGATGAGGTGAAACCATGAGGATTGCCAACAGAGAAATAACAGATGAATGCACGCACTGTGGGAACATCTTGCAGTGTGAACTATTCCGTCAAGGACATGGGATACATACAGAAAGGACGAATGTACTACAGATGATTAAGTGTCAAATGGAACACAGGGAGAAAAGAGAAAGTAAAGAAAAGGGCGGTGGTTAAATGTGCCTAAGGATAAGCTAACACCTAAGCAGAAAAAGTTCTGTGATGAGTACCTGAAACTGGGGAACGCAACGCAGGCAGCAAAGAATGCCGGATATAGTGAAAAGACAGCATATAGAACTGGAGCTGATAACCTCAAAGTTCCTCATATTTTGGACTATATCAACGCTAGACAGGAGCAAATTGCAAGTAAAGACATAGCAGATATTGAGGAAATCATGAAGTATCTAACTGATGTCATGCGAGGGAAAATCAAAGATCAGTTCGACCTAGATGCATCATTGTCTGAACGAACCAAAGCAGCACAGGAACTTCTGAAACGTAACGTTGACGATAGGAAGATGAACCTTGAGCTTGCAAAACTGGAAGCACAGTTCAAAGACAATGGATCTGATGAAGATGCAAAAGACAACTTCATGGATGCACTGAATTCCACAGCGAGTGAGGTGTGGACAGATGATGAATAACTTTGAGGAAAGATTAGCTTCTGTCCGGCAAGGAATCGTGAAACGTGCTGCTGCTATGAAAGAGAAAGCTAAGAAACAAGGATTTGAGTTCAAGCCTTTTTCACGAAAGCAGAAACAGGTGCTGACATGGTGGTGTCCGAGCAGTCCGGTCAAGGATAAAGATGGAATCATAGCAGACGGAGCAATCCGAAGTGGTAAGACACTGTGCATGTCACTGTCCTACGTGCTGTGGGCAATGGAAAGCTTCAACCAACAGAATTTCGGTATGGCTGGAAAGACAATCGGATCATTCCGAAGAAACGTATTGTTTTGGTTGAAATTGATGCTGAAAAGCCGAGGATATCAAGTTGTGGACCATAGATCAGACAATCTGATTGTGGTAAGCAAGGGAGATACACAGAACTTCTTCTACATCTTCGGTGGCAAGGATG